TAGCTATTTCGAAAAGTGCTTCGCCTGCTTCCATTTGAGATTTCAACTTGTTATCGTATAGGCTTTTTATCCTATACTTCTTACTGTCGCCAGTAAGTTCAGCATATATTTTCACCTTCAACATTACTTGCTAAGGTGTCGGACACTCGTGGGAACTTTACATTCTTGCTTTTTGCAAGGTTCAGTTCCTATGCGTTACAATGCTCTAAGCCTTTTATTGCCTAGAGTTATCTCGGTGTTGTCTATCATAAATAGTAAATTCTTGCATCTTCAATCTTTTTAAGATTTTCAAGGTTTGAATGACAATTCTTTGAAATTTTATAGGGTTTGTTTGATTTAATTATGGTCATAAGTGTGCTTTCGCTTACCTTTAAGGCTTCGCTACAATACTTCAAGCATCCAAACTGCTCTGTCATTCCGTTTGCATACTCTACTACTGTTTTTCTTGCGCTAGGATGCTTATCCGGTTTGATAGCTCTAAGCCTTTCCTTGAACTCTTCTGAATGATGTTTTCCAAGCATCCCTCTAGGATGTCCATTCTTCCAGTTGTTTCCGCACTTTCCTTCAGCGTTTAGTCGCTTCATCAATTCACTTTGTTTCAACTTCTTCTCTTCGCTGTGGTGCTTCCCTTTCATCCCTCGTGGATGTTCTTTGTATATGAGTCCGCCGTTGCCACCTTCCGCAATATTGTATCCCTTACTTTTATTCCTAGAGTCATACAACTGTATATAAAGCTTCTCTTTTTCTGAAGCCTCTTCATCAGTTAATCCTTTTTCAAGAATTATGTGTTCAAAGCAACTCCAACCATATTTTTTGATAGCATTCCAAAAAGGTCTGTTGTTCTCCTCACCTTTTCCCGGCTTATATTCAATTCCGTTAGAACGCCATCTTCTTTTTATATCATTTGTTTTGCCTATATAAATTTTCCCGTTTTGTTTGCATCTATGCATATATACTACATAGTCCATATTTAACCTCTATATGATAGATTTTCACCGATTTTGCCCGATAGTAATTCGCGATATTTCTATCACGAACGCCAAATTCTAGCATTTTTTCGTCCTACCTCCGTAAAACTCTTTTTAAATCTCTTCTTCCCTGTCTCTCTGTGTACCCATCCGTAAAGCTGGCAAGTTCTGAACTTTTGCCAGTCGTTTAACTCTATCGGCTTACCTGCTAAAGCACCCTTTGAATGCCTTAGCAAAGCGAACCATGTGACAATTTTGTTTGCGTTGTCTTCGCTCCAGATATAAGGAAAGTCAGCTGTACCTACTCTGTCCAAATCATCAAGAAACCTTTGACATGCCCACTTGTGTTTTTGTCCTGACGGGATTTCATCCGCTAAGCAGCTTCTTGCATACTGCTTGATATCCTCCAAGTGGCTCATATCTATATATCTCCAAACATCTGCATCAAGTTTTCTTCCTGTCCTTTTGCCTTTTCTGATGCAATCTTAAGCCTTGAGCTTGCAGACATACCCAATGCGCTTCCGGAGGTGTCCATGTCTTTCTTTGCCTGTTCCATAATTGCATATATGGGGTTCGGCTTTTCGCCTGAACTTGTTTTCACTGTTGGGCAGAAATCTTTTTTCTTTGTTTCCTTTAGTGCCTGCAGGTACATTGAATAGGCATTTGCGTATACAATCATGCTATTACGGTCTAAATTGCCTATTATGTCGATACTCTGCAGGTTCTTTCGTACCCTTTCGTATTCTCTCTTTGCTGTTGCATCCAAAAAGACCGATGAAGGAAGCTTTTCTAATTCATCCTTATCGGTCTTGATTAACGACTCTTCATATTCTCTTTTTGCCCTGACGTCCTTTTTTATATTGCCAGTCTGCAACGAAATAATTTTCCTTGGTCTACCCATTCGCCCTCCTTCCTGCTCCTGTCGTGAACAAAAATGTCCACTTTTGGCGACTATTTAGAAATTTATGTAAACAAAACTGGGGCAGCGGTCGTTGTATACAATATACAAACTTTTTACTATCCCCCTACCCTGCATCGCTGTATCTTTTTCTTTATCTCTTATATACTTACCTGCTTAATTAAACTCTTTAATATCTCTTGTGTCCTTGCCTTGTCCTCTGCGCTCTTTCTATACAGCGCGTGTATTTCGTCATGGCTTGACCTTGATAGAGGTATCAGATTATCTTCTACATAGAACAATAACGGATTGTCCTCTGCTGTAACAATATGATGTACAGTGTGAGCGTACTCAATGCGTCCGTGCAAAAATGCCCACGGATCCAGTCCATTGTATCGTGCAATGATAACAGCTCTTAGTGCTTGCCACCTTGCCCCCCGATATAATTTGCGTGTTCCTGTCGGGGCATCATACTCCCTTTTATATCCGCAGTTGCATTTTCCCCCTGCCTCGTATCTTTGTCCACAGTGCGAACATCTTTTATATATCATGTGTGTCCCCTCCTTTTTTATAAATAAAAAAGACAGCCGTATTCGACTGCCTTTTTCGGAAAATAAGAAACTAACAATATAGGGGTACAAATGTCAACGAATCCTATTTTTTTTGACCAAGGGCGGAAATGCCCATCCGCCCCCACTCAAAGAAGGAATTATGAAAAAGCTTTTTTGTTCACTCTTCACATATACATAATATCATGTATTCATTTTCATTTTTATTCATTTTTTTCACTCTTTTCGGAATAATATAGTTCTTCAAATTTTTTCAGAGCATTCCTATAGGATTTATGCACCGCCCCAACAGAGTAATGTGTTTCATCTGATATCATTTCAAATGTCATATCTGATACATAATACATTGACAATATTATCTTGTGCTTATCATTCGGTAACTTGTCAATTAATCCTCTTGCTTCAGCCTTTAACTCCATCAGCTTAATGATATCTAAATTTATTTGTTCCTTTAGCTCCAACATTTTTATTACAGCATTTTCTATACCACCACTTCCACCACCTTGTACCCTTTCGCTAAATCCTGCATTTACTTTTGTTGTCAATGCGGCCATTCGCTCTTTTTCTAAGAGTTTAGCTTTGATCATGTTATCAAGGCTTTTTAATTGTTTAAGATATTCTTTTGCTGTCATTACTTCCACCCCGCGACCATCAATCTCACGCTTATCGCTAAAGCTTCTAAAAGACTCACCTCGCCCTTTTCGGGATACATTTCTTTAAGCCTTTCCCATGCCTCAGCTCTTCCTTTCTCTTTCTCTTTCATTTCTATTTCTGAATCTCTCATTATTTCAAGCGCTTGTGATATGAAAAAATCATACATGTGTCTAGTCGCTTTGAAATTTGAAAAAAGTATGCTTTTTTCTATGTAATCATGGCAGTACCCTTTTTCTTTTAGTAGCTTTTGATTTATTTTTGCTTTTTTTCGCTTAGTTGTGCATACCTTCCACTTGCTTGTCTGATATGCACAAGTATCGCAACATTTTCCCATTACTCACCTCTTATATATCTTTCTTGATGCTTGTTAAATCGCTGTTCCACGGAACATATGTCATTCCAATCCCCTCTTTTGATTCAACTTCTATAGAGGTCGGAAAATTAGGAGCAAAATCTGGAGAGTATGTGGTTTTTACAATTTTAAGGTCTGTCATGTGATTCATCTCACAAAGAGCAGCATCTTCGGCAGTTTCATATTTACAACCACAGCGTTCACAAATAAACCATACTTCTTTTCTCATTGCTTTATCCCTCCCATTCCGGGCATATCATCTTGTCATCTACAAAATCACCGCACTGATCACTTCTTGTGCAAATGCAGACTCCTGCGTGCACAAAATGTTCTTTGTACCAACTGCAGTTTTTACATGTTTTACTGCTGTCTTTCTCTGCTTTAATCCTCCTGATTTGTCTTTTCAGCTTCTTGTCGACTATAAGCGATACGGTCGTCTTATCGCTTTCATCATCTAGCAGTTGAGTAAGCATTATATGCACATCTGCTATCTCTTCAAGTACCGCCCTTGAGTGGCTTTCTTTGCCCTCAAGGATATCTTTTTGCAGTGCGACTATAAGCTCTGCAAGCTCTTCGATTGTCTTCGCCTTTTGATGTTGCATTCCGTAATGATTTAATATCCGCCTTGCTTGCTCTTTAATCATATCCATCTTCGCTCCTCAACTCTCAATTTGGCCATGCCATAATATTTCTTATCTATCTCATATCCGACATATTGTAATCCGTACTCTTCAAACGCTATCAAACTGGAAGCACTACCCACATGCGTATCAAGGACTAACTGCCCCGGCTTTAAATATTTTTTAGCTATCCATCTGTAAAGATTTACAGGCTTTTGTGTTGGATGTATTCTTTTTTCGTTAAGCTTTTTGTTACCTTGCTGTATCCATCCTTCTTCTATGCTTTTCCCTTGCATCATGCCATTCCACATGTATCTAAAAAGTCGTGTACCGCTATGGAATGATGTATATGCAATTTCACAATCTGAAAAGCTACTTTTGCCGTTGCATTTGTCCCAAACTATTCGTCCTGAGCTAAATTTATAATCAAAATAATTACATCCGAAAATTATTTGTTGTTTACTGATTCTGAATAATTCTTCAAAATACTCTTTTGGTGGAACGTTCCAAGCCTCTCTCGTCTCGTATATCCTCTGTACTCCAATTGGACTAACTTTTCTTCCGTAATATTTTCTTTTTTCCGGACCTGAGAAGTACGGCGGATCTACGATTGCCACATCAAAATAGTCGTTTGGAAATTTTACCATTTCTTCCATGCAGTCCGCATTTTTAAATTCTCTCAAACTACTCACCCCATTGCTCCGCCATCGCTCTTGCTATGCCCGGAAATGTCTTGCTTCTCACTGTTGCTTTGTTCTTCTGCCCTTGCCCCTCGTGCCAGCCCCCGGCTTTTCCAT